TTTTTTTTTTGGTTTTTTTTGGGGCGGCCTGGGGTTTTTTTTCCCCGCCGGGGGGGGGTTCTTTTTATTTAGTGGCTAGATCGCGTTTTCTTCTACGATGCGCCAGAAGTCGGGTTCTTCGACTTTGAGCATGTACCCGTCTTCGTAGCCGCAGAGCACCTTATCGGCGATTGCGTCGATATTGTATGCGGTGTAGGCGTCTTGTACGTCGCCTGCTTCGATTGCCTCTACGATTTCGCGGGTTACTGCTTCGCTCAGGGTTGAATAGGTGCGTGCCATTCTCGGCTCCTTAGTTGTTGTTGTTTCCCCCGGTGGTTCCGGTTCGGTGGGCTGTTTGCCCTACAACTAATACTATACGCCCCGTATAGTTTACGTGCAAGCCGAAACGGAGTGAACTCCATCACCAACCCTGGGTAGCTCCCACACCGGCGTACACACCCGCAAATGATAATCCAAAGCCGCCCTAGCCGTACCCTCACTCACACGCCAAAGATACTGCTCTGACTGACAGCGAGGGCATATGAGCGTCAACCCCTCCCGATTGAGATAAGATTCAACCACGCGGGTAGGGCCACTAGCGACAACCTCGATCATTGGCGCACACCCCCCGCGTTGCGCGTGTACTCATGCGTCAGCCCGTGCTCACGCGCTTTCTCCCACGTCTCATAGAGCGGGAGCGTGTAGCGGCAACCATCGTCCCAATGGCACACACTGCATTTCCACACCCAGCCCTCTTGCGCAATGGGCACAACCCGCGTGCTGTGGCTAGCCATGAACTGCCACCCCCTCAGAGGCTTTAGTGTAGGCTGCCTCAAGGGCTAGGATGATGCATTTTGAGTCGTGCTGCAGGGCAGCCTTTGACGGCCGGTAATTGCCCGCATCGAAGGTGTGCCCGGTGTCGGGGATCATGTCTAGCATGGTGCTGATGTTTTTCTCTAAATCATCTAGCAGTGTAGTGAAATTGCTCATTGTTATCTCCCTTGGTTCTTTCTATGCGGCTAGCGTCAGTACCGGCTTTTGCATCATTGCGCGCAGCTTCTCGATCCCTTGCGCGGTTACCCGTATCTGCAGTGCGCCGTTCACCCGCTCACCGGTGATGTCGGTGTAGTGTGTAGCGCGGGTAGCTAGCAGGCCCCGGTCAATCGCCTGCTGGTACGGGTGGCGGCGGCCGCCGCGCTTGAATACCCACCCGCATTCTTCGAGGTAAGCGAAGAGCCGCGTCTGCCCGGTGGGTACCCCGGCGCGGGAGAGAAGCTTAGCGGCCTCCCCCACGCTATAATCACCGTCAGCCCCTAGGAAGCCGTCGTATGCGCCTACTTTCGGCGCCTGCTCTTCGACTTTAGCGGTGAGCGCGAGCTTTTCTTTTTCGGAGGCTACTAGCGCCTCTAGCGCCTCTAGGTAGTTGCCTGGTAGGGCGGGCACCCCGTAGGCACCGGTCTTGCGGATGGCCGGGAGCACCTGCTCAGTCACCCACGCCTCAAATGGTTCGGCCGCCGGGCTGTTAGACCGCAACACTACGCGGTAAAGGTTCGGTTCGTTGATGATCGTCACCGGCTGGGAACCGCCACGGGTAGGGGTGTGAGTTTTACTCACCCCCTTCTGGGTGAGGCGTTCGGCTACCCGGGCGGGGGTGGTGAGGTCTAGCAGCTCGCAAATGTCCCGCAGCACGAACCACGGATCACCGTCGATCATGAAAACCCGCACGGGTTCGCTGTTGAATTTGTATATTTCCGGTTTCATTGTTTCCCCTTGATTTGCGCGTAGTTTTCCGCGTCGATTTCTTCCACGGTTTCGATTATTTTTTTAAGGGCATTTTTTGCGGCGTCCACGCCCTCATTTATTCCGTCGATTACCGGTTCACTGAATGCCCATTGCGATTTTTCTTTCGCGTATGATATTTCTTCATCCAGTATTTCTTTTGATTTCTCTAATTCGATTAGGGCGTTATCCGCATTATCTTTTAGGGATAAGAGTTTTGAAATATCCACGGTTGAATCGTCCTTACTGATCGGGCGTATTATCACCATCACCCCGGGGCGGTCTTTGTCCGGTTCGCCGTGGTGCAGGTGCGGCCCGTCCACGTGCGTGTAATCATCGTCTTCTAGCAGTCCGGATAGTACGATGCCGTCCACGATTGCCTTAGCCACCGGGTATAGGTTCCCCGGGTCGTAGCGGCGGGCCGTGGGTTTGTGAATTATCATGTCGATTTTGACGAAATAGCTTATGCGTGATTTAGGGATTCCCTCACGGATTTGCTTTACTGTTTCGTCTCGCCATGCCCGCGTGTTTTTTGCCCGCGCCCAGTGTCCGGCCCGGTTTACTTCGTTGCTGGTGAGAAATTTTTTATCACCTAGCGGGATTGTGAATACTAGCCCGGGTTTTTGCGCCATTGCTTTCTTTCCTTTTGTTTCGCGTGCGCCCCGGCGTGAACCGGGGCACACACTGTGATTTGTTTTTTAGAACGGCGGTTCGCCATCTACTGATGCGCCCCAGTCGTAATTACCCCCGGCCTGCTGCCCCCACGGGTCGCCGCCCGGGTTCTCGGGCAGCTTCTGATTCACCGGCCCCTGCTGCTGCGGCCGCTGCTGCTGGTACCCGCCCTGCGGGGCCTGCGGGGCCTGTGGCGCGCTGTTCTTCGGCGCGTAGGGGATTACCCCTAGCAGCCGGGCCGTGACCTCCAGGGAGTAGCCGCGCCCCCCGTCCCGGGTCGTATACTCACGGTTCTGCTCCGGCCCCGCCACGATCACGGGGGTGCCTTTCTTGAGCACGCCGCTCAGGTGTTGCGGGTCTAGCCCGTTGCGCGCCCACACGGTGACTTTGCGCCAGGTGGTGCCTACGGTTTCCCATTGCCCGGTCTGCTGATTTTTCCGATTGTGGTTCTCGGCCAGTGAGAAATTCAGTACGGGGTCGCCGCCGCCGGTGAACCTAAGTTCTGGTTCGCTTCCGATATTCCCGTGAATGGTTACATCTGCCATCCTGTTTTTTCCTTTCAGAAATGCGCGGCACGGGTGTGATGCGCATTTCTTTTGCGTGTTTTTATTTGCCTGTTGATCCGAATCCGTTTGCGCCGCGCGCCGTCTCGGTATCGAATTTTTCGCGGGGCACAGCCTGCAATTCCAGGGGCGCCAGTTCTAGCGGCACTAGCTGCGCGATGCGGTCGCCCTCATGCGCCACATACGGTGTTTTGCTGCGGTTTTCTAGAATTACGCCGATTTCGCCAGTGAATCCCGCATCTACTACCCCGGGGGCGTTTGCTACGGCGATGCCTTTTAGGGCGAGGCCGGAGCGGGAGTGCACCATGCCTACCGTCCCGGCGGGGAATTTCACGGCTACACCGGTGCCGATCAGGGTACGCTCGCCGGGCTGGATTGTCTGTGTGGTGCGTGCGCGCAAATCGTAACCGGCGTCGTCGGGGTGCGCTTTCGTGAGCGGCTTGGCATTGGGCGCTACTAGCGTGTAGTTGATTTTCATGTAGGTTTCTCCTAGTCGGCTGAGGTGATGGGGAGGAATAGTACGGCGGCGGCGAGGGTGAAGGCGAGTAGCCCGGTGTCGCTTGCGCGGAGGGCTAGGGCGCCGAATGATGCGGTGGCTGCCGCCCAGATGATGGCTACCGCGACGGCGGCTATGGCCCATCCTATGGCGATTGTGCGTAGAGCTTTGAGTGATTTTTTCATTGTGTTCTCCTTGGTTTTTGGTGGGTTGCCCCGCCAATAAAAACTATACAGGGTGTATAGCTAATTGTTCGAGCCGGGCGGCAGTGATATGCGCTACTCGGGCATAGCCCCCAGTGTCGAAGCGATAGACGCCACGCGGCCACCAGCGGCCCGCACAGCCGATTTCTCAACCGGCGCGGGTAACTGGGCCTCCAACGGCTCAAAACCCCGCGACGCGGCCACCGGTGCCGGTACACGGGCAATAGCGCGGTTATGCGCCCCCGCAATACGGCCCGCAAGCTCAAGATCACCCGAAGCGACAGCCGCCGCATGAGTCCGCCGCATACGCGGCACACTACGCAACGCCCTATCCACCTCCGCGAACATGCCCTCCCACGTCTCCGTAATCAGCCGAAGACTCAGAAAATCACTGCTTTTCGCGCACCGGGTGATAATCTCCCCCGCATAATCGGCGGGAACATCAGCTAGCACCATTGCCCAGGCGGCCGCCATCTCGTCCGTCGGCGTCTTGAGCGTCGGGAAAAGCTGCGCCGCGACCTCTAGCATTTTCCGTGTCTCGTCCGCGTTCATCGGGCACCCCCGGGGGGTAGCGCCGCACCAGCTGGCGGCATGAACGGGTCGGGCGCGTGCCCGAAGCCCGGCGTTGAGGTCATGGCCTTAAGCGCCTGCATCATCTCGGATGCCTGCGGCTGCGGGTCTGGCTCGTCTTCCCACGCCCCGGCGTTTAGCCATGTCGCGGGGTACTTCGTGTAGCGGGCGTCCTGGTTTTTCCGCTCGATAGCGTAGCGTTCAGCACCGGCGATGATGTCGGCGGGGTTGGCCCCGTTTTTGATCGCGGCCCGCCAGGCGCGTTCTGCGGCCCGTTTATCCCTGCGTTTGGGGAACAGTGCCCAGAATGCTTGAAAATCGCTCTGCGGGGCCGTAGCGGGCTGTTCGTGCCGCTTTTCGGGTGTCACCGCCGGTTGCAGTTCGTTGAGTGGTAGCTCCACGTCCTCGAAATGAGTTTTTTCCGGCGGGTCATTCTCAGCCGCGCTAGCGGCGGCCCCCCCCTTTGGGGGGCGGCGCCCCACCCGGCGCTGCGCCTGCGAGTGCTTGCCGCCGCCTGCAAGGCCGCCGGGGGAGAGAACCCCGGCTTCGAGCGACTGCAGGCGCTGGACTCCTTCACCGCCGAATACGCGGTGGCTGGGCCCGTTCAGATGCCCGGCCACGTGAGCGCCTACCGCCGCCGCAAGGTTGCGCACCCGGTGACCGGTGAACGCGTGGATGCGCTGGTCCTCGTGCCCACCCGCGGGTAGCCACCGCTCCGCTACCGGGGCTTCGGGGCCAGTC